TTGGCTATTGTGCCTGCCTCTGGAAGAGTTCAAGGTATCGTAACTGCATCTGCATCAATTATCACCTTCCAAGAAGGAACTGGATGCCCATTCCAAGTTGATGATGTTGTAACAATTAGTGGAGTTACTGGAGTTACTGGTTTTAACACAACTGGAAAAGTAGTTTCAGTTGATAACAGTGCTGGTCTCGACGGATACTTTTCATCAAGAATGACAATTGATCACGACAGCAGAGCACTGACAGCAGCTAATGCAGATTTTAGTTCTGCATATGCAAGAAAAACTCTTGTTGTTGCTGCCAGAACTGATGCTGGAACAGGAAAATTATACGCACAACAAGTACAACTTTCAGGACAAGGCTGATGAAACTCATCACAGAAGAAATCGAAAACGTAGATGTTATCGTTGAATCTAACAACGGTAAAAAGAGCCTCTTTATTGAGGGTGTTTTTCTCCAAGGCGGTATCACAAACCGTAATGGAAGAATGTATCCAGTACAAACGTTAGCTCGTGAAGTACAAAGATACAACGAAAACTTTGTGATGAAAGGTCGTGCTCTTGGTGAACTCGGTCACCCCGATGGCCCAACCGTCAATCTTGACCGTGTTTCCCATAAAATTTGTTCACTTCGTCAAGAAGGAACAAACTTTATTGGCAAGGCTAAAATTCTTGAGTCAACTCCAATGGGTAAAATTGCAGCTTCCCTGCTTGGAGAAGGTGTAAAACTTGGAGTTTCTTCAAGAGGTGTTGGTTCACTGCAACCAACAAACGAAGGGTACAGTGTTGTAGGAGAGGACTTTACTCTTGCTACAGCTGCTGACATCGTTGCTGATCCATCTGCCCCTGATGCCTTTGTAAATGGCATTATGGAAGGTAAAGAATGGATCTGGGATGGTGGTATTCTTCGTGAAAGAATGGCCCATAAAACCTACAAGAGAATCAATACTCTTGTAGATCAAAAAAGATTGGATGAACAGAAACTTAATCTGTTCCAAGATTTCTTAGCAAATCTCTAATTTATAAATAAATATAGTTTATTACAAGGTAAAATCGGAGAGTTCAAATGTCCCGTGGGAAAAATTTACAAGAAATGGAGAACGCCGTAACCAGAGGTGCTAAGCCTGCTGAAAAAATGCAAACCATGGCTGGCGTAAGTTATGAAGATCTCGGTGGCCCAACTCCAGAAAACTATCGTCCCGATGACGATTCAGCTAAACTTGGTACTGCTAGTGCCGCTGGTGTTCCAGATGGTGCTCACGCCAGAAACCTCGCTTCCGTAAAAGGCGTTATGGCCAGAAAGGAAGAAGTAGAAACCGAAGAGGAAATCATTGCCGAATCGGAAGAAGCTGAAGAGGAACTGATTGAAACCGAAGAGGATGCTGAAGAGCTTCCAGAGGTTTCTGATGAAGTAGATGTAGAGGAAGATGTAAATGCTCTCCTCGGTGGCGAAGAACTTTCCGAAGAGTTCAGAGATAAAGCAAAAACCATTTTCGAAGCTGCTCTGAAATCAAAAGTTGTTGAAATCAGAGAGGCTCTCGAAGCCCGTTATGAAGCTCAACTTATCGAAGAAGTTGAAGCAATGAAGGTCGAACTCGTCGAGCGTGTTGACTCCTATCTGGAGTACGTTGCCGATGAGTGGGTAACTGAAAATGCCCTTCAGATTGAACAAGGTCTGAAGACCGAAATGACCGAATCATTCCTTGCTGGTATGAGAGGTCTTTTTGAAGAACATTATGTAACAATCCCTGAAGATAGATACGATGTAGTTGAGAGTATGGTAGAAAAACTTGACGAAATGGAGACAAAACTCAACGAGCAAATCGAAAGAAATATCTCCCTCAACAAGCGTCTCGCAGAGTCGGTTGCTGATGGTATCCTTTCCGATGTCGCTGAAGGTCTGACGACCACTCAGAAAGACAAGCTCGCTTCACTTGCCGAAGGTGTTGAGTTTGAAAGTGAAGAATCTTATAAGGAAAAGCTGATGACTCTGAAAGAGTCATATTTCAAGGCTAGTCCAAAGAGAAGTGAGTCGGAAGTCCTGACTGAATCAGCTGACCAATCCGTTTCTGACGTGATGGCTGCTTATATGCAGGTACTGTCCAAGTCAGTTCAAAAGTGAACTTAACATTATAAAGTAAACAAACACACTACAAAAGGTAAACGCAAATGTTCCACGCCGAGCATCTGCAGGAGAAGTGGGCTCCCCTCCTCAACCACGAGGGGCTTGATCCTATTCGGGATTCCCATCGTAAAGCGGTAACCGCTGTCCTGCTCGAGAACCAAGAAAGATTCCTGAAAGAAGAGAAGTCTTTTCTTTCCGAAGCCCCAACAATGTCAGTCGGTAACGGTGGTTACACCGGTGCTGCTACTCCTGGTGGCCCTGTTGCTGGTTTCGACCCCGTTCTGATCTCTCTGATCAGACGTTCAATGCCTAACCTGGTCGCTTATGACCTGGCTGGCGTACAACCAATGAACGCCCCAACTGGACTCATCTTTGCGATGCGTTCACGTTATGTTGATGGCACCGATGCCGATCGCAGAAAGGGTACTGAAGCTCTGTTCAACGAGCCTAACACCGCTTTCGCTGGTCAGTCTTCTGCCTTCAACAACACCAACGGTTTCGTAGATGGTTCCGTTGGTCTGGGTACTACCAACCAATCTGGTAGCAACCCTGGTCTCCTCAACCCTAACAGCACTGCTAACCAGGCTGCCTACAGCGTAGGTGAGGGTATGAGAACCGATGACGCTGAGAACCTCGGTTCGACCGCCGCTCAACAGTTCAACGAAATGGCTTTCTCGATCGAGAAGGTTACCGTAACTGCTAAGTCACGTGCCCTGAAGGCTGAGTACTCACTGGAACTCGCCCAAGACCTCAAGGCCATTCACGGTCTGAACGCTGAGGCTGAACTGGCTAACATTCTCTCCACTGAGATCCTCGCTGAGATCAACAGAGAAGTTATCCGTACCATCTATAAGGTTGCTGAGTCTGGTGCTCAAGTCAACACTGCTCAAGCTGGTACTTTCAACCTTGACGTTGACTCCAACGGTCGTTGGTCGGTTGAAAAGTTCAAGGGTCTGCTGTTCCAAATCGAGCGCGATGCCAACGCTATCGCCCAGAGAACTCGTAGAGGAAAGGGCAACATCATCCTTTGCTCCGCTGACGTTGCTTCAGCTCTGACAATGGCTGGTGTTCTGGATTACACCCCTGCCCTCAACGCTAACCTGAACGTAGACGATACCGGCAACACCTTCGCTGGTGTTATCAACGGTAAGTACCGTGTCTACATCGACCCATATTCCGCTAACAGTGCTGCCACTCAGTACTACGTTATCGGTTATAAGGGCGCTTCGCCTTATGACGCTGGTCTGTTCTATTGCCCATATGTACCTCTGCAGATGGTACGTGCCGTTGGCGAAGACACCTTCCAGCCCAAGATTGGTTTCAAGACCAGATATGGTATGGTCGAGAACCCATTCTCACAAGGCACCACCGCTGGTCTCGGTACTCTGACCACCAACAGCAACCGTTACTACAGACGTGTTGCCGTTACCAACCTGATGTGATACAATCCTTCTTGTGTGAAGGAAGTGCTGAGGGGTCGCAAGACCCCTCTTTTTTTATCTAAATATTTCTAAAACACATAATGTCCACCACACCATTTGCTAGACAGATATCCAATAGGAACTTTATGTCTCCTGTTGGTTTCAAATTTATTATTTCAAAGACTCCAAAGGTTGATTTCTTTTGTCAAGCTGCAAATATCCCTGGTATCAATATGGGAACTGCAGTTCAACCTTCATACTTAAAAGACATTGCAGTACCTGGTGATAAAGTTCTCTATGATGATCTGACTCTTCGATTTCTCATCGATGAACAGATGGAGAACTATCTTGCAATTTATAAATGGATCACTGGTCTTGGATATCCAGAATCAGTTGAACAATATCCCAATCTAAAAAGAGACGATCCATTTTCAGAAATACCAAATATTAACTTTACTGATCCAAGATATTTTGAATTTTCAGATGCAACTCTACAGATTCTGAATAGTAATTTCCAACCAAACATTCTTGTAAAATTCAAAGATATTTTTCCAACTTCATTAACAACATTGGAGTTTGATGCATCGGAAAAAGACTATTCATACTTTACGGCTCAAGTATCATTTAAGTATACGATTTTTGAGATCACAGACAAAAATGGTGTTAGACTGGATAACAAACCAACTCTTGGCGATCCACGGTAATGATTAATCTCGATATGATTCAGTCGATGTGGGAAGAAGATTCCAAGATCGACATTGATAATATGCACGAAGAATCACTTAAAGTTCCACAGCTTCACGCAAAATATCACGAATTGATGAACAACCTCATTCTTCTGAGGTCTAAGGCACGACAACAACAAAGAAATATTCGCCACGAAAGATATGAATATTTTTCTGGAAAGGCTGATCCAGATGTTTATGTTGAAAATCCTTTTCCAAAGAAGATTCGTGATAAAGATACGATGCAAAAATATATGGATGCAGATGAGAAACTTTCAGAATCATCATTGAAGATTGAATATTATGATGTGATGATTGTTTATCTTGAAAGTATTCTGAAACAGATATCCAATAGAACGTATCAGATCAAGAATTCAATCGAATGGCATAAGTTTCAAGCTGGGTACAACTAGACTCAATAAATATTGATAACCTGACATTATATTATTATGTCTCATTTGGTTATCAAGAAGAAGAACGAAGTTTATATTACCATTGAGTCAGAACCTCACGTTTATCACGAACTATCAGATTATTTTACATTTGATGTACCTGGGGCTAAGTTTATGCCCCAGTATCGAAACAAATGGTGGGATGGAAAGATCCGTTTGTTTGATACAAGAAAAAATGAATTGTATGTCGGTCTAACTGATAAGGTCATATCCTTTTGCAACAGACAAGGATATACTTATGAGTTTGCAGGTAATAAGTTTTATGGATTACCCATAGAAGAAAACTCTATGGTGTCGCCAGAAGGGGTTGCAGACTACATTAAAAGTATCTCAGTACACAAACCACGCGGCTACCAAATTAAAGGTGTCTACGACGCACTGAGAACCAATAGGCGCCTTCTTATTTCACCAACGGCTTCTGGTAAGTCATTAATGATTTATTCTTTGGTGAGATACTTTGTCAGTAAAGAAAAGAATATTCTGTTAGTTGTACCAACGACTTCTCTGGTTGAACAGATGTTCAAAGATTTCCAAGACTATGGATGGGATGCTGATAACTATTGTCATCGAATCTATTCTGGAAAAGAAAAGATTACCAATCAACCAGTTGTCATTACAACTTGGCAATCCATTTACAAATTAGAGAAACCATTCTTCGAAAGATTTGATGTAGTCATTGGAGATGAGGCTCATCTATTCAAATCAAAATCATTGGTCAGTATTATGACCAAATTATTGGACTGTAAGTATCGTTTTGGGTTCACAGGTACTTTGGATGGTACACAGACTCACAAGTGGGTTCTAGAGGGTTTATTCGGGCCCTCATACAAGATTATCAGTACAGATGAGTTGATGTCACAAGGATATCTTTCCAAGTTAAACATCAAGATTTTAACACTCAAACATCCACCACAAAAGTTTGACACCTATGAAGATGAGATTCAATATCTAATTAATCACGAACAGAGAAATAACTTCATCAAGAATTTAGCTTTAGATCAAAAAGGTAACACTCTGATTTTATATTCTAGAGTTGAAAGCCACGGGCTACCTTTGTATGAATTAATAAATAAATTTAAAATCGAAGATCGAAAGTGTTTCTTCGTACACGGAGGAGTTGATACAGAAGATCGAGAAGAAGTCCGAGCAATTACAGAAAAAGAAGACAATGCAATCATCATTGCTTCATATGGAACTTTTTCTACTGGTATCAACATTCGTAATCTTCACAACGTTATTTTTGCTTCACCAAGTAAATCAAGAATCCGAAACTTACAAAGTATAGGTCGAGTTCTTCGTAAAGGAGATAATAAAGTTCAAGCAACTCTTTTTGACATCGCTGATGACATCAGTTATAACACTTCAAAAAATTACACACTGATACATTTAATGGAAAGAGTAAAAATATATAATGAAGAAAACTTCAATTATGAAATACACACTATTCCACTTAAACAATGTCCGATGATTTCTTAGCAGTTATAAAACTGACAACAGGAGAAGAACTTGTAGCTAAAGTATCTTATCTTGATGATGAAGATAAACTTCTGATTGAATGTCCAGCTTTAATGAATACCACAACCATTCGAAGCTTTGGTGTGAGTGTAGTTAAAGTAGAACCTTGGATTAAAACAGGTAAAGAAACCACATATATACTGGGAATGGATAAGATCATCACTATCAGTGAGGTCTTTGATAGAGATATCAATAAACTTTACTCAAAGTTTGTGATGTCTTATTACTACGATATTGAACTTCCAAAGAAAAAAAACAGTATCTCTAAAGATATGGGATACGTATCCAGTGTTAGTGACGCTAGAGCTACTCTAGAGAAAATCTTTAAGAATAGCTAAAGCTTATCTTTCACCCTTAACAGAGTTATTCTAATGACATTCAAGGGTCTTGTCAAGCCCTTTACATTAGTGTATAATGTTGTTATGAATGATAAACAAAGTAAATGTCTGTATTAATGCCAAAGACGAGAAAGAGATCCGAACACTACGTCAATAATAAAGAGTTCCTTGCTGCGATTATTGAGTATAAGGAACGGATTGTTTTGGCACAACAACGAGGAGAACCTAAACCACGTATTACTAATTATCTTGGAGAATGTTTTCTCAAGATTGCCACTCACTTATCATACAAACCAAACTTTGTGAACTATATGTTCAAAGATGATATGATCTGTGATGGTATTGAAAACTGTGTTCAGTACATTAACAACTTTAATCCAGAAAAGTCATCAAACCCATTTGCTTATTTTACTCAAATCATTCATTACGCTTTTCTTCGTCGTATTCAAAAGGAAAAGAAACAACTTGAAATCAAAACTAAGATTCTGGAAAGATCTGGTTATGATGAAGTGTTCTCTGATGATGGTTTAATGGGAGGTTCTAGTTCTGATTATAACTCAATTAAGGATGCAGTTCAAACGAGGATGTATTATCAGTGAAAGTAGCCATTATTACTGACCAACACTTTGGTGCTCGTAAAAACTCCAAACTCTTTCACGATTACTTTCTCAAGTTCTATAACGAAGTATTTTTTACAACCTTAGAAAAAGAAGGTATCACCACAGTTGTTGATATGGGTGATACATTTGACAGTCGTAAAGGTATTGACTTCTCTGCTCTTTCTTGGGCAAAGAAAAACTATTATGATCGACTGTCTAGTATGGGCATCAAGGTTCATACAATTGTTGGTAATCACACCGCCTATTACAAGAATACAAACGAGGTCAATGCGGTTGACTTGTTGCTTCGTGAATATTCAAACGTTGTTGTTTATTCTGAACCAACAGAAGTTAAACTGGATAAACTGAAAGTTCTGTTCATACCTTGGATTAATCAAGAGAACGAGAAAAAAACTTTCGGTATGATCAATAAGACATCCAGTAAGTGTGCAATGGGTCACCTTGAACTGAATGGTTTCAGAGCTCACCGTGGTCATATTATGGAAGACGGTATGAACATTGAGTTGTTTGATAAGTTTGAACTGGTCTTCTCTGGTCACTATCACACTCGTTCAAATAACGGTAAGATTTTCTATCTTGGAAATCCTTATGAAATGTTTTGGAATGATGTGAATGACACCCGTGGTTTTCACATCTTTGATACTGACACTCTAGAATGCACTCCGATCAACAATCCTTTCAAGATGTTTCACAACGTCTATTATGAGGATACTCCGTATCAGATGTTAGATGTCACTTCATTTGAGGGAAAGATCATTAAAGTCATTGTACGAAAGAAGACAGATCACAAACAGTTTGAAAAGTTCATTGATAAGATCTACTCGTCGAATGTAGCTGAACTTAAGGTTGTTGAAAACTTTGTACTGGTGGAGAGTGAAGAGTTTGAAGCAGAAGAATCTGAAGACACAATCTCAATCTTGAATAGATATATTCAGGAAGCTGAGGTTGATCTAGACAAATCTATTGTTACCAGTATTCTACAAGAGGTATATAAGGAAGCTTGCGAGGTTGATTAATGTTCATTCTCACTGTCAAAGGATTTGAAGAAGACGGAGCGTTTGCTCTGGAAACCGAAGACGGTGATAAGGTTCTTTTGTTGTTTGAAGAAGAAGACGATGCAGAACGATATGCAAGATTATTAGAGTACGAAGATTACCCTGATATGAATGTTGTTGAAGTTGATGACGATTCGGCGATCAGGGCTTGCGAATTGTATGAATACGAGTATAATATTATTACTCCTGATGATATCCTAGTTCCTCCCAAAAATAATGATTTGCTTCAAAAAAATAAAATGGCGTAATTTTCTTTCTACGGGGAATCAATGGACAGAAGTTCAACTCGATAAAGACAATACCACTTTAATTATCGGAACCAACGGTGCAGGTAAGTCCACTATTCTGGATGCACTAACTTTTGTTTTGTTCAACAAACCATTCCGTAAAATCAACAAACCACAACTTCTCAACTCTACAAATGAGAAGGATTGTTTGGTTGAGATTGAGTTTAATGTTGGATCAACTGAGTGGTTAATTCGTCGTGGAATGAAACCAAACATCTTTGAGATTCATCGTAACGGAAAGATGATGGATCAAAATGCAGATGCAGGAACTCAACAAAAATGGTTGGAACAAAATGTTCTCAAGATGAACTATAAGTCTTTTACTCAGATTGTGATTCTGGGTTCAAGTACTTTTGTTCCGTTTATGCAACTTCCTGCTGCAAGTCGTCGAGAAGTGATTGAGGATCTTTTGGATATTAAGATCTTCTCTGCAATGAATCTGATCATTAAAGATAAGATTCGTACCATTCGAGATGACGTTCATACTTTAGAGTTAAAAAAGACTTCTCTCAAAGAAAAGGTAGAGATGCAACAAAACTTTATCGATGAACTGGAAAAGAGAGGTAAAGATATTATCAATGAGAAGGAAACGAAGATCGATAAACTTCTCAAACTTCAAGAAGAATCTTCATCTGAAAATGATTCGATCAACTCAAAGGTTGAAAAGATCACAATGTCAATGGAATCTTTTTCTGGAGCCACCGACAAACTGAAGAAACTTGGTAATCTAAAAGGCAAGATCTCAAACAAAGTATCTACAATTACCAAGGAACATAAGTTCTTTACGGAGAATACGGTTTGCCCCACTTGCACTCAAACAATTGAAGAAGAGTTTCGCTTAAATAGAATTACAGACGCTCAAAATAAAACAAGGGAGTTACAATCAGGGTTCAAAGAGCTCGAGGATGCGATTCAAAAAGAAGAGGAAAGAGAGCGTCAATTTCTTACACTCTCCAAAGAGGTTACAAAACTCACAAATGAAATTTCTCAAAACAATATTAAAGTCGCTGGATACCAACGACAAATCCGTGATCTTGAATCAGAAATTCAAACTGTTACCGCCCAACTTGAGAATCGAAATACTGAACATGAGAAGTTAGCTCAGTTTAATGAAAACTTAAGAGAAACCTACGAGAAACTAGGAGAGAAAAAACAAAGCATCCAGTATCACGACTTTGCATACTCCCTTCTCAAAGATGGTGGTGTAAAAACTAAAATCATCAAGAAGTATCTTCCACTTATTAACCAACAGGTCAATAAGTATCTACAGATGATGGACTTTTACATCAACTTCAAACTTGACGAGGAATTCAACGAAACGGTTCAATCTCCTATTCACGAAGATTTTTCCTATGCTTCGTTCAGTGAAGGAGAAAAAATGCGAATCGACCTGGCTCTTCTGTTCACTTGGAGAGAAGTAGCCAGGTTTAAAAATTCAGTTAATACAAATCTGTTAATTATGGATGAAGTGTTTGATTCTTCTCTTGACGGATTTGGTACTGATGAGTTTCTTAAGATCATTCGTTATGTGATTAAGGGTGCAAACATCTTTGTCATCTCCCACAAAGACGGGCTTCAAGACAAATTTGAAAGTGTCATACGGTTTGAGAAAGTCAAAGGTTTTTCCCGTATGATGGCCTGATACACCAAAGACCAATGAACACTCCAAACTGGCAGCATCACAGTAAGAAAGAACAGAAACGTCGATTGAAACCTCAGGCTCTACGACAAGCCAAGGCTCGATTGGCCCACTTCAAGAAGTGTCATAAGACCTCCCGTAAAGGGGGGTCTTTTTCGTATACTGGGCTCATCTGAAACAAACCAATGACCGTCCGCCACGAAATCAAGTCCCAACTTGCTAAACTTCTTGCCACCGAAGACCTTGTGGTTGAGCACAAGAAGGTGGAGACTGCCTGTTTCAACGTTCATACCCGTGTGTTGACCCTGCCGATGTGGGAACGTGCCAGTAACACCGTATATGATCTTCTGGTGGGCCACGAGGTTGGTCACGCTCTCTATACTCCAGATGAAGATTGGTTGGAGAAGGTAAAAGTTCCTCCTCAGTTTGTCAATGTGGTTGAGGATGTTCGTATTGAGAAACTGATGAAACGTCGTTATCCTGGTCTTGCCAAGACTTTTTATAACGGTTACAAGGAACTTGCTGATGACGATTTCTTCCAAATCAAAGACGACAATCTGGAAACTTATAATCTTGCTGACCGTGTGAATCTGTGGTTCAAGGTCGGTAACTACATTGATATTCCTATTGAACGTGGAGAAGAGACTGAAATCATCAATCTGATTGCCAACACTGAAACCTTTGCTGATGTGTTGATTGCTGCAGAATCACTCTACAAATACTGCAAACACAAACAACAAGAAAAGACCAAGATCTCTCTGGATAATCTTGAGTCTCAGCAGAGTGGTGCTGATAATCAGCCCGCTTCTGATTTCAGTGATCAACAAGAGGGTGATAATGACCAACCTGAGTCTAATGATTCTGAAGGTTCCGCCTCTGATGAAACTACTCAAGAAAAGGGTGATACTACTCAAGAACGGGGTGGTGAGAAGAATGAAGAACCTGAAGTGAAGACGATGGATTCTTTGGAAGAGGCACTCAAAGATCTTGTTAACAATAGTGGCCCCGAAAATGTTTATCTGGAACTTCCTAAACTCGATCTGAAAAAAGTGATTGTTCCGAATGAAGAAATTCATTTTCGTTGCAAAGAAGCTTGGGGTGGTTTTCTTGAAAATACTGGATATTCTTACCAAGAAATTTTTGGTACAGTTGATAGTCAGTTCAATGAGTTCAAACGTTCTGCCCAGAAAGAAGTCAACTATCTGGTAAAGGAGTTTGAATGTAAGAAAGCCGCAGATTCTTATGCTCGTGCCACCACAGCCCGTACTGGTGTTCTGGACTGCTCTAAACTTCATACCTACAAATACAATGAAGATCTCTTCAAGAAAGTCACCACTCTTGCTAATGGTAAGAATCACGGTCTGGTGTTTGTTCTAGACTGGTCTGGTTCGATGTGTGATGTGATGCTGGATACGGTCAAGCAACTCTTCAACCTTGTTTGGTTCTGTAAGAAAGTTTCGATTCCGTTTGAGGTTTATGCTTTCACGACCGAATATCCTCTTGTTTCTTATGATGAGTATGGTAAAGCAAACATTCGTGAACTTTCCTATCAAAAGAAAGATGGTCTGATTCAAGTTGGTGAATGGTTCTCGATGATGAATCTTCTTACCAGTCAAGTGAATGCTAAGACTCTGGAAGAACAGATGAAGAATATCTTTCGTCTTGCTACTGCCTTTGGTCGTAATTGTTATGCTCATTATTCTATTCCTCTCGGTCTTTCTCTTTCAGGAACTCCTTTGAATGAAGCCCTGATTTCTCTTCACCAGATTCTGCCTAAGTTTCAAAAGGAGAACAAACTTCAGAAAGTTCAGTGTGTGATTCTGACTGATGGTGAAGCGTGTGGTATTAAGTATCACCGTGAAGTGAAACGTCAATGGGAAGATGGTCCTTTTCTGGGAACTGCTACTGTTGGATTTAATACATTTCTGCGTGATCGTAAGACTGGAAACACATATTCTATGGATTGTGAATGGCATCAAATCACCGATGTTTTTCTTCACAATCTGAGGGACAAGTTTGCCGACATTAACTTCATCGGTATTCGTGTTCTGGAAGGTCGTGATGCTGGTAACTTTATTCGTCGTTATTGTGGGTGGTATGGCCCAGACCTTGAAAAAACGATTAGCACTTGGAGGAAAGAAAAGTCGTTTGTGATTAAAAAGTCTGGGTATCACGCTTATTTTGGTCTCTCTGCCAACGCTCTCTCTCAAGACACTGAGTTTGATGTTGCGGAAGATGCTACTAAATCTCAAATCAAATCTGCCTTTGTAAAGAGTCTGAAGTCCAAGAAAATGAACAAAAAGATTCTCGGGGATTTTATTGAATTGGTTGTGTGACTAAATACTTAAAAAAATTGTCACAAAATGGATCATAGAGTTTCTAAAGATATGATTTCCAGTGGTATGTCTTACACTGGTCAAAAATCACAAGAAGAACTTGGCGGTTCTCAATACGGATCTGTTGCAAGACCTGATAATTTGTTAGAAGCATATTCTTCAATCTATGAGGCTGCTTCATCGAACCCTGCTGATGTTCTTAAAGTTGAGAGAGAAAAGAAAGAAGTAAAACAAACTCCAAAACCAATGGAGGAGAATTTTACCGATGTGTTTGATATCATCAAGGATTATCTTCTTGGTGAAGGTTATGCTGATAACGAAGAATCTGCATTTGTCATTATGAGAAATATGAGCGAAGAGTGGAAGAAAAGTATTGTTGAACAGAGTGCTATTGCACAAAGAGCAGCTGCTGTTGTGGATGATCAAAGAAGAGGTTCTTATGGTATGGCAGACGATCTCAATAAGACCAGAAAGTCTTTGGATAAACTGAAACCATATCCAAATGGATTTCCTAATGCCTCTGGTGTAAAAGGAGTTTGAGCCCACTTTCTAAACTGTCACAGGGGGCGCTTTGGTGCCCCTTTTTTGTGTGTATAATAAGTCTGTTGAAACAAACCACTCATTATGCCTCGTAAATCTTCTGTGAACGACGAACAACTGATTGCTTCTATCCAAGAACTGTACGGTTCTGATATTACCACTGGCGACCTCAAGGGTTTTTGCGCCTCTCGTGGTCTGAACTATCAGACTGTGACTCGTCGTCTTGAGAGTTACAAAACTGGTCGTGGTCGCTGGAATCTGGAAGTGACTCAAGAACGTGTTGAACAGATCGAGCGTAGTTTTGTTGCTCCCGCTGTGATTCCTGTCGTTGAACAAAATCTCATTCCTGATAAAGATGATACCTTCGTCAAGTTTGGTAACTTTAACGATCTTAAAAAAATTATTCAGTCCCGTATCTTTTACCCTACGTTCATTACGGGTCTTTCGGGTAACGGTAAAACGTTCTCGGTTGAGCAAGCTTGTGCTCAACTCAAACGTGAAATGATTCGTGTCAACATCACGATTGAGACTGATGAGGATGATCTGATCGGTGGTTTTCGTCTGGTGAATGGTGAAACTGCCTGGCACAATGGCCCCGTTGTAGAGGCACTGGAACGTGGAGCGATCCTGCTTCTGGATGAGATTGACCTTGCTTCTAACAAAATCCTGTGTCTTCAGTCCATCCTTGAAGGTAAGGGTGTCTTCTTGAAGAAGATCGGTCGTTTCGTGAAACCCGCTGCTGGTTTCAATGTGATCGCCACTGCCAATACCAAAGGTAAGGGTAGTGATGATGGTCGCTTCATCGGCACCAATGTTCTCAACGAAGCGTTCCTTGAGCGTTTCCCTGTGACCTTTGAACAGTCCTATCCCGCTCCTGCAACCGAACAGAAGATCCTTGAAGGTATCGCTCTGGATCTGGGTGTAGAAGATCGTGACTTCTGCAAACGGCTTGTTG